AAAAAAGGAGATCCACGATTTACAGAATATAAAAAAGTTTTTGACAATATGAAAAAATTAAAACTTGCTCCTTACATAGATCCTATTACTAAAGAAACAACTACATTATTACAAGGACTACAAAAAGCAACTGGAATTGAAGCACCTTTACATATTCAACACAATAAAGGAGTTATAGAAAGCCCTTTAAAAAATTTATCTATAGCAACTCATAAAGCAAATATTGGAGCAAAGATGGTTGGTTCTGTAGAAGATATTGAGAAACTAGGAGTGAGAAGTACTTTGCCTGGAGGAAAAAGAGTTTATGGTCCTAAATTATCTTTTGAAGACGAAGTCAATCGTCTTACAAAATTTTCGGATAGAATGATTAAAGGTGGTGGAACAAGAATTTTAAAAACTCCTACTGAAACTTTAAGAACCACTGTTAATGCTTTATTAAATAATGCTGACAAACCAACTATGATGGCGATAAGAAAAGCATTAGGTTGTCCTAGTCCTTTAGCTTCAGGCGGACGTGTAGGTTTACAAGGTGGAGGAAATCTTTTGGAATGTCCTATGGCAAAATTTGCTCAAGATCCAGAAGGAACTCTTAACAGAGTAGGAGTGGCTGCTCCAGAAACTAGAGCCCCGATTATGAATGCTCTTAAAAAGTTTGGTGGCGGAGCTATAAAATGGGGAGGCAGAGCTTTTGTCGGTTTAGCTCCAGTCTTTGCTGGCATGGAAATTGCAGAAGCATCAGAAAAATTTGAAGAAGGAGTTCCTGCAGGACAGATAGCTGCAGACGTTGTAAGCAACTGGGTATTACCAGGAGTTGGATCGGGGTATAAAACATATCAAAAAAGAAAAATGGCAAAAGAAGTGGCAAGCCCCGAGGAGCTAGCTGCAATGGAAAAAGAAGATGAACGTAAATGGTACGAGATGCTAGAAGAAGATCCTCTTAAAGAAGCTGATTATGGAAAACAATTAGAGAAATTTGAAATGACAGACGAAGAGAAATTAAATCTTTTAAATCTTAAAAAGAAACAAGAGGAAGAAGAAGCTTTGAGAATGAGAAACCTAGCCGAAGAAAGAGCCGCTAGACCCTTGCCACAAATTGACGAGTTTCAAGCAGCTGAAGGCGGCCGTGTAGGTTTCGCTAAAGGACCAAAGAGTCCAGGTAGAAGAACATTTATAAAAGGATTGAGTGCGTTCGCTGTACTTCCATTCGTTGGAAAATATTTTAAAGCTGGAAAACTTTTAACCAAAGCCGGAGCATACACAGGTCCAGTTATACAAAAAATTAAAGGCATGCCAGAATGGCTCCCGTCGCTCGTTAAAAGACTCTGGAACGAAGGTGAAGATGTAACTAAAACTGCAGCTACTATGGAAAGACAAGTTGTTAAAAGAGGAACACTTGAATCTGGAGATGATGTAGATTTAATCTATGACGTAGGAACTGGAAATGTAAGTGTAAATGTAACACCTGTAAAAGCAAGAGAATTTTTTGTGAATAAAACAGAAAGTGGAGCTTTCAACAAAGAATATGGACTAGAACTTAAAAAAGGTGAAGAAATTGCAACGAAGAAAGGATCAATCAAAACAAAAGACGAATTTAGTGTTACTGAAACAGAACCTGTAAGAACAGGTCCTCCCGAAGATCCAGATTGGAGCTGGGATGGTATAGAGACAACTGTAGATGATGCAATGTCTGATTTAACAGAACTTGAAGCATTTGCTAAAAATAAATCAACTAAAAAGATACATAAGCAAAAAGGTACTACGAAAAAGGATGTGAATCCCGAGGTAGAGTTTGATGATACTTATGATTTAGACTATGACATCGACTAGAAAACTAACAACTACAATACCCCCTAAAAGAGGACCTAATTCACAGTTGAATATTAACTATAATACTGTTAAGACTACAACAATACCGGAGAACATAAATGGCAACAATAGACAAGTCTTTACCCAACGAGGTAAGGAAAGAAATAAACATTCCTAGCGAGGACGAGCTACAAGTAGAATTTGAACAAGAGACAGGACCACAAGATACTAAAGGTCCAGTTGATGTTAAAGAAAACGAAGATGGTAGCGTTGATATAGATTTTGATCCTTCAAAAGTTAATCTTCAAGGTGGTGAAAACCATTTCTCGAATCTCGCTGAATATTTACCAGATAGTGTATTAGATCCTTTAGGTGCAGAACTTGCTGACAATTACACAGATTATAAATCTTCTAGAAAAGAGTGGGAAAAAACTTACACTCAAGGATTAGAGCTTTTAGGTTTTAATTATGGTGATAGAACAGAACCTTTCAAAGGTGCATCAGGTGCAACTCACCCAGTTCTTGCAGAAGCAGTAACACAATTTCAAGCGCAAGCTTATAAAGAATTATTACCCGCAGAAGGCCCGGTTAGAACTCAATTAATTGGATTGTCCACTCCAGACAAAGAAGCTCAAGCACAAAGAGTAAAAGAATTTATGAATTACCAATTAATGTCTCAAATGCCAGAGTACGAAGCAGAGTTTGATCAAATGTTATTTTATTTACCACTTGCAGGATCTGCTTTTAAAAAAGTTTACTATGATGAAATTATGCAAAGAGCAGTTTCAAAGTTTGTACCTGCAGAAGATATTGTCGTACCGTATACAGCAACATCATTAGATGATTGTGAATCTATAATTCACAAAGTGCGTATGACAGAAAACGATTTAAGAAAACAACAAGTCGGTGGATTCTATAAAGATATAGAAGTTGATCCATCGTATTTAAGCGAAACAGATTCAGAAAAAGCTCAACGAGAACTAGAGGGAACAACTAAAGGTAGAGATCAAAAAATGTTTACTCTTTTAGAATGCCACGTTAGCATAGACTTAGAAGGCTTTGAAGATTTAGGTGAAGATGAAACACCTACAGGAATTAAACTTCCTTACATTGTAACTTTAGAAGAAGGTACAAGAAAAATATTATCAATTAGAAGAAACTTTGCAGCAGAAGATATTATGAAAGACAAAATTAATTATTTTGTTCATTTTAAATTTTTACCTGGTTTAGGTTTTTACGGTTTTGGTTTAACTCACATGATAGGTGGTTTATCAAGAACAGCAACAGCAGCACTAAGACAATTGCTCGACGCTGGTACCTTGTCTAACTTACCCGCAGGATTTAAAATGCGTGGTATTAAGATGAGAGATGAAGCACAATCTATTCAACCCGGTGAGTTCAGAGACGTAGATGCTCCAGGAGGAAATCTAAAAGATGCCTTCATGACACTACCTTTTAAAGAACCATCAGCTACTTTATTACAACTTATGGGTGTCGTGGTAGATGCAGGGCAACGATTCGCTTCGATTGCCGATATGCAAGTAGGCGATGGGAATCAACAGGCAGCAGTGGGCACGACAGTCGCTTTGTTGGAGAGAGGGTCTAGAGTTATGTCAGCAATACATAAAAGATTGTATGCTGCCATGAAAAAAGAATTTACGATTTTAGGTAGAGTATTTAAAACTTACTTACCACCTGAATATCCTTACGATGTTGTTGGTGGACAAAAACAAATTAAACAAATGGACTTTGATGACAGAGTAGATATTTTACCTGTTGCTGATCCTAATATTTTTTCTCAAACACAAAGAATATCAATGGCCCAAACAGAATTACAATTAGCAACATCCAATCCAGAACTACATAATCAATATGCTATTTATCGAAACATGTATGAAGCATTAGGTGTAAAAAACATAGATACAATTTTAAAAAAACCACCACAACCAGCTCCAAAAGATCCGGCATTAGAACATATTGATGCACTGGGCGCAAAACCATTCCAAGCTTACCCTGGACAAGATCACAGAGCACATATTACATCGCATTTGAACTTTATGGCAACTAACATGGTTAGAAACGCGCCAATGGTAAGTGCTTCAATTCAAAAAAATTGTTTAGAGCACATAAGTTTAATGGGTCAAGAGCAAATTGAGTTAGAGTTTAAAAACGAGTTGCAACAATTAGCGCAAATGCAACAGATGATGCAACAAAATCCTCAAATTCAACAACAAATGGTACCTTTACAACAAAAAATTGAAGCAAGAAAAGCTATTTTGATTGCTGATATGATGGAAGATTACATGAAAGAGGAAAAACAGATTACTGGAGACTATGGTAATGATCCAATTGCACAATTAAGAGCAAGAGAGCTTGATATTAGGGCACAAGACAATGAACAGAAGAAAAAAGAAGCTGAAGACAGATTAAATCTTGAAAAAATGAAAACAATGATGAATCAAGGCGTTCAAGATGAAAAACTTGATCAAAATGAAGAATTAGCTAATTTAAGAGCTGATACTTCAATTGAAAAACAAGAAATGGCGAACGAAAATAGATTAACGCTCGCTAGAATGAAACCAAGAACAAATGGGAGGACATAATGGCTTGGAAAGGGTACGCACCGTTAGGAAAATCTAAAACTATTCCTACACCGGATGTAAGTAAAGATGGTGGTAATGTTGGATCAATAGGTAATGTATCTATTGAACCAGTAACAGTAACCGAGATTAAAAAAGACACAAATCCTGTAACAGGATCTCGTAAGGCTAGAAAACAAAAAGATGTAACTTGGAGCTAATATGTGGTTTGGAGCAATTAAATTAGCGTTAAACGCTGGAACACATATTTACAAAAAGCGTCAAGAGACAAAAATGGCTATGGCGGATGCACAACATATGCATGCGCGAAAGATGGCCAGCGGCGAAGAACAATACCAGGGCAAACTTTTAGAGGCTCGGCAAAACGACTATAAGGACGAGGTAGTTTTGGCGATTCTCACATTGCCCATAATAATTTTGGCCTGGGGGGTCTGGTCGGACGATCCGGCGGCTATGGAGAAGATTAAAGTCTTTTTCGAGCATTTCCAGGCGCTTCCCTCATGGTTTACAAATTTATGGATACTTGTATGCGCCAGCATATTTGGTATCAAGGGAACACAAATATTTAGAAATGGAGGGAAAAAATAATGTTTAAATCAGAAAAACAAAGACGATATATGCATGCTAACCACCCGGAAATCGCAAAGCGATGGGAGAAAGAGTATACAAAAGGTGGAAGAGTAAAAGTTAATGAAGGTGGATATATTGGACCAAGCATTAGAGGTGAGTATGGTGGAGTTAATTTATCAAATCCACACAACAAGAAATATTATAAAGGAATGATATAAGTGGATCCGTTAGTAATTGTATCAAAGATACAAAAAATAATGAGAGACAGTTTACAGAGAGTTGGAGATGCCATGATAAGCGGTGGTGTTGACAATATGGAAAAATATCAGTATATGTTAGGACAGGCAAGAACATATCAATACTTACTACAGGAAGTCTCTAACCTGCTAGAACAAAAGGAGCAAAAAGATGAGCAAGGAAACGTTATCGACATCGGAAAAGGAAATTCCAAAACATAGGAATGCACTTTCTGAAAAATATCTAGATAAAGCCAAAGGTGAAAAAGAACCTTTGAATCCAGATAACATACAAAACGTAAAAGACCAGCTACCCGAACCTAGCGGCTGGCGACTTTTAGTTTTACCTTTTACACCGAAAGAGAAAACTAAAGGTGGAATTATTATTGCACAAGAATCATTAGAGAAATTAAGGATAGCTACAAACTGTGGTTATGTTTTAAAAGTTGGACCTTTAGCATATTATGATAAGGAAAAATTTCCAACAGGTCCTTGGTGTAAAAAAGGAGATTGGGTGATTTTTGCAAGATATGCAGGATCACGTTTACCAATAGAAGGCGGAGAAGTCCGTTTATTAAACGACGACGAAGTTTTAGGAATTATAAAAGATCCTGAATCAGTGTTGCATAATGTATAACATAGAAGGAGATAACTATGCCAGAAGATGACAAACAAGATCTAGTTGATATCGATACATCGGGTCCCGGTGCAGAGGTTGAATTAGAGGAAGAAAAAGTAAAGGAAGTAGTTGAAAAAACTACTGACGAACAAGATAAAACTTATGAAAATGAACGTGAAGAAAAACTTGAAGAAGAAAAAGTAGAACCTAAAGTTGAAGAACCTAAGACAGAAGAAAAAAAAGAAGAAGTAAAAGTAGAAACTAAAAAAGAAGAACCAAAAGAAGAATTAGAACAATACAGCGAAGGCGTCCAAAAAAGAATTGCAAAGCTAACTAAAAAATGGCGTGAAGCAGAAAGACAAAAAGAAGCTGCTTTAGAATTTGCAAAAGGGGGCCAAGTTGAATTAGAACAACTAAAAACAAAAGTTTCTAAATTAGAGCCGAGTTATGTAAATGCGGTTGAGAATAGAGTTATTTCAGGTCTAGCAGCTGCTAAATCTAAGCTTATGAGAGCTAGAGAAGCAGGTGATATAGATGCTGAAGTTGATGCACAAAAAGAAATTGGTAGACTTGGAATGGAAGAAGTAAGAGTTAATACTCTTAAAAATAAACTTTCTGAGACTAAACAAGCGGAAGTAAAAACTCCATCTTTAAACCAAGCAATTCAAGCACCTCCTACTGATCCAAAAGCAGAAGAATGGGCTGATAGAAATGAATGGTTTGGTAAAGATAATGCTATGACTTACACAGCATTTGACTTGCATGAGAAGTTAACTAAACAAGAAGGCTTCGACCCACATTCTAACGAATATTATTCTGAGATAGACAAGCGAATGAGACTTGACTTCCCACATAAATTTGATAGAAAAGAACTATCGGAAGGAACGACCAAACCTACACAAACAGTAGCGTCGGCAACGCGAAGTGTTAAACCTGGTCGCCAAACTGTGAGACTCACTTCATCGCAGGTAGCAATTGCTAAAAAATTAGGAGTGCCATTAGAAGACTATGCGAAACAATTAAAAATAATCACGAAGGAGATATAAGCATATGCAAAAAGATACAATAAAAGTTTCCCGTGCGAGTCAAACTAGAGTTAAAGAAGTAAGAAAACAAGTTTGGACTCCACCATCATCTTTAGATGCACCCCCTGCACCAGATGGATTTCATCACAGGTGGATAAGAGCCGAGTCTATGGGTTTTGACGATACAAAAAACATGGCCGGTAAGCTGAGATCAGGTTACGAATTAGTGAGAGCTGATGAATATCCTGACACAGATTATCCAGCGATTGATACAGGTAAGTACAAGGGAGTGATCGGAGTTGGCGGACTATTGCTGGCTAGGATATCTTTAGAGTTAGTTAAATCGCGTAAGGAGTATTTTGATAACCTTACAAAACAAAAAGACGAAGCGATCAATAACGACCTTATGAAGGAACAGCACCCAGGAATGCCTATCGATATTGATAGACAGTCCCGTGTAACCTTCGGTGGTACAAAAAAAGACTAATAATTTTTTAGTAATTTTTGCCAACGAATTCAATTAATTGTGACTGGAGGTCCGTAAGGACAGGTCACTAAAGGAGAAAATAATATGGCAAACCAAGACGCAGCTTTCGGATTAAAACCCTTAGGCAAAATTGGACAGTCAGCAGATAATAACGCAGCTACTGAATATGAAGTAGCAGCATGTGCTTCAGCTTTTGCTCAAAATGATCTTATGATTACTTTGGCAGCAGGAACTGTTGGCATAGGCGCAGCTACTAACAACGGAGTTCTTTTGGGCTCTTGTCAGGGCGTGTTTTATACTGACTCTTCAACAAATAAACCAACCTTTGCTAATCACCTAGTTGCTTCAAATGCAGCTACTGATATCAAAGCTTTTATAACTGACGATCCTCTTCAAGTTTATGAAGTACAATCGGATGCATCAGGCGCAACTCAACAACTAGACGTTTTCACAAACGCTGACGTTGCTGTTGGCGCAGGTGTAACTCCGCATTTTGTTTCTAAAACTGAAGTGACGGATACTCAATCAACAACTACAGCCAACTTGCGAATCATCGGAGTTTCGGACGATCCTGACAATAGCGACTTAACAGCAGCTAATTGTAACTTTAAAGTGATCATCAACGAACATTTCTACATGACCGCATCTGGCGTATAATAGCAGAATAGGAGAATAAATTATGGCTATATCAAGAGGACAACTAGTAAAAGAACTAGAGCCAGGTTTGAATGCACTATTCGGCTTGGAATACAAAAACTATGCTAACGAACATGCGGAGATTTTTGACACTGAAAACAGTGACAGAGCTTTTGAAGAAGAAGTAATGTTATCTGGTTTCGCAAATGCACCAATCAAAGCAGAAGGAACGGGAGTTTCATTTGACAACGCTCAAGAAACTTTCACCGCTCGTTACACACATGAAACGCTTGCTTTAGCGTTCGCGATCACTGAAGAAGCGATCGAGGATAACTTGTACGATAGACTTGCGTCTAGATATACAAAAGCTTTAGCGAGATCAATGGCTAACACTAAACAAGTGAAAGCAGCTAATGTGTTAAACAACGCGTTCGGAACTGCGAATGGTGGAGATGGTAAGGAGCTTTGTGCTACTGATCACCCTATCGTTACTGGAACTGAACAGAATGAGTTATCGACTGCAGCAGACCTTAACGAAACATCTTTGGAGCAAGCATTAATTGACATTGCAGCTCTTACAGATGAAAGAGGTTTAAAAATTGCAGCTAAAGGTATGAAATTAATCGTGCCTTCAGCTTTACAATTTACTGCTGAGAGACTTATGAAGTCAACACAAAGAGTTGGAACAGCTGATAATGATATCAATGCAGTTGTATCTATGGGAATGATTCCACAAGGTTATTCTGTGAATCATTACTTAACTGATACAGATGCTTGGTTCATTAAAACAGATGTACCTAATGGTCTTAAACATTTTGTTAGAGCACCATTAAAAACAGCTATGGAAGGCGACTTTACAACTGGAAACGTAAGATACAAAGCTAGAGAGAGATACTCATTTGGGTTCTCCGACTGGAGAGGTATTTTCGGATCACCGGGAGCATAATAAGATAATTTTGTGGCGGGACATAGTTCCGCCACAATTCACTTTTAGAAAGATATAATCATGAAAAAAACTCTAATCAACATCTGGGCCTACAATCACCATGCTAAATTTAACATTGAGCATGCTGAAGATACAGCTGAAAATGTTGAAAAAGTTATACTTGACAAACTAGGAGAAAAGAGTATAACTTGGGAATATCTCGGAGATAGTTACCATTCGGGATCAAATCGAATAACTTTTGAGGAGGTTATAGATGATACAAGACCTATACAAACAAAAAAGGTCCTTGGAGTTGAAGTGGCAACAGGAGCATATTGACAACGATAAATATACTCTTAATATGACCCTTATTGATCATACAATTAGAAAGGTCATTACGGACATAAAGCTTGAAGAAGCTAGGATTGCTAACTTACAAAATAGAGTTGAAGACTCTGCTCCACAAGTTTCTGTAGCTACTTAAGTCACAAAGCTACATCGCTGAAATCGTACATTTTCTTTAGGATATCTTGCACTCTACTAAAAAATAACATATAATTTCGTCACTATACAAATTTTAAAAAAACTTAAATGTAGACGCGTATAGTCGACATCCCCTAGGGACTACATTTATTATATTCTAGGAGGAATATTAATATGGCAAACACAACGTTTAACGGTCCGGT